AAACATACTCTTAGCAGTAGTGTTAGGATCCTTGCCCTCCTCCTTAGTGTAAACCTGCTGGAATACGCCATACTTTTTAACATCGGCATCGTTTTGTACTACTCCTGCTGGGTTTCCCTCTCCGTCATAGATACGCACCTTATTAACCATGTTAGTAAGGGTTTCCCTATACTGGGAGCTGGTAATGTTGCTATCCTCTGTGAGCTCAATCTCACAAACAACCTTACCCATCTCCTCTACATTAAGGAGCCCCTTTTTAGCGGTTACACGGTACTGCTTACCGTTCTGCTGGTATGCCTGTGTGTAGGCTTGCATGATGATCTCATATATGCCCACATTCTGTACTATGAGCTTTTGGGGGATCCCTGTTATAGCTAATGAGCCTACAGGGATCTCCAGATCATCACACACCATTTTAGCAATTGTTTCCGCTGTCTTAGAGCTAAAGTTATAGGTAGCCTTGCTTTTGAGGGTATAAAAAAGGAGGTCATAAGCTACATAGGTTACTACTCCCTGTGTGCTATTTGCCTCCCGTTCTGTTACAAACCCTCTAAAGAGCTCCGTTTTCCCGTCATCCTCAAAGAGGTACACAGGATCCGCTAAATCAATGATAAGAGGGGTAATGTTACCATCCAGCGGAGCGTTAACTATTTTTAGCTCCAATTTTCTGGATACCTCCGATTTGGAGCCTCCCCAGCTAATAGAGCTTACATACTCCGTTATATCTGTGTTTTTATGTACCACTATCACTCTTTACCACCTCCTTAGGGGATTGTTAATACCTGCCCTGCATAGATAAGATCTGGATTTTTAATCTTATCCTTATTTGCATTGTAGATCTTAGTATACAAGGCTCCATTGCCGTAGAATCTTTTTGCAATACTCCAGAGACAATCTCCCTGTTTAACCGTGTAGGTTTTGCCAGAGCTACTCTCTGTAGCCTTTGTTTCTCTGGTAGTAGATTGCCCCGTAGCTACAGTATTTGTAGCCGATTTAGTCTTGATCTTTTTATACTCCTTAAGAGCCAGCGTATAGTATATATCACCTGTGGCGTCCCTTTCTCCCCATGCAAAACTCTCTATAGTAGCCTCCATATTGAGTAGATCCGTGATAATAACCCTTATAGGCTTACCAGACTTTCTCCAGCCCTCTAGCTGGTTTACATAGGCTATAGGCTGTTTACGCCCAAAGTTATTACTAAAATGATAATCCTTATCTGGGAAGAAAGAGCTAAGAGCGATCTCTCTTAGCCCCGTCTTACCCATGAGGTTAATATCTCCTAGCTGGATTACATTAACCACCGTATTACGATGGGCTACAGTAACATTAAATTCTGAGGGCTTAACTGGGAGCTGTAGAGCCTCCTCACCTTGCTTTAACCAAAATTCCATACCTTACCCACCTCCTTACGGTACATTAGGTACCAGCTTACGGAATTTCTTAACCATATCCTCTACTACCTTATCCACATCTGCCTCCTTTTCGATAACTACGGTATCTGCAAGTTTCTCAATGTGTACGGTAGTACCTGCTTTACTGATCTCCTTTACTTCCTGTGGCTGTCCTGCACTTCCTATACCGCCCTTGTTGCCATCTCTGGAGAGCTCCTTATCCAGAGGCTGTAGAGCATTGTTAAGCTGTACACCTCTGGTACTCATAGCCCTCTCATATTGATCCGCTTGATTTCTGGTAAGTACCGTTTCTCCTTGATGGAGTACTGCTGGGTAGTTATCGTAAGGTACACGGGCTAAGCCGTAAGCGTGACTAGATCCGCCACCGCCTCCGCCAAAGAGCCCTCCTATCCAACTTCCGATACTTCCGACAAAATCCCCTACAGCGGATAGGGCATCTGCCAGCCAGCTAAATACGGGCTCCAGCTTATCCCAGAGCCAGATAAAGGCATCTACTATAGCTGTAATAATGGGATCTAGTACCGCCCAAAGTGCCTTAAATAGCACCATAGCCAGATCTATGATAGGGGAGATAAAATCCCACGCTGATCCAACTACTTTTACTATAGTTTCTATAGCTCGTTGAAGAATAGGGCTAACCTTTTCAAAAATGCCCTGTAGGGTACCCATTACAGGCACTACTACAGCATTGATAACCTCAGCTATTTTGGAGCCTACCTCTGAGAAAATCTGGGAGATAGTAGGCATTACAGATTGAATCACGCCAGCCACTACAGAGATCACATTTGACACTATAGGGAGAGCTGTCTGGATCAAACTAGCCAAAGTTTGTACTACGGGCATTACCGCACTTAGGGCTACAGAGATCACATTTGCGATAATCGGAAATACCTGTGATACGACATTTCCAAAAGTAGCGATAATATTTTGAATTACTGGGAAAAGCGTTTGCACCATAGAGCCCAGCGTAGTAAGGATAGGCTGGATAGCTGGGATCACAGCCTTAAATACCTGTGCTAGGCTTAGTACTACCTGCCTTACTACAGGGATAGCACCGCTCACAATATCGGCAAAGCCCTGTATAAAGCCTCCGCCATCTCCAAAGGCACTAAAGGCATCTCCCACGATAGGGAGCACCTCATTAAACAGATCTCCGATCTGCCCCACTACAGGAGCCAGCGTAGTAATTACATTAGTGACAACAGGTACTAAGCCCTGCATCACGCTCTTAGCGGTACTAATCGCTGTAGAGATAGCACTACCGATACCGCTAAAAGCTGGATCTACCAGCTCCGCCATACCTGCTGGGAGCACACTCTTAAGCCCATTCTTAAGAGCTGTTACAATGGTACCGCCTAACTGCTTAATCTTAGGGGCTCCCTTTTTAATTGCTGTACCTATAGCATCTGGTAAGCTCTCAAAGATTCTACCAATCATAGGGAGAGCGTTATTAAAAAGGAAAGTAGAGGCGGTATCTATCAACTGCTCCATAGAGCCTGTAATATCTCCGCCCAGAGCTAGATTAGCTAAGAGGTTTTTAGCGGAGGCTTTCATGGATGCAAAAGATCCGCTAAAAGTATTTTTCGCCTCATCTGCTGTAGCTCCAGCAATTCCCATATTTTCCTGTATGGCATGGATAGCGTTATACACATCGGAGAGGTTACTGATATCGTACTCAATGCCTGTTAGCTTAGTAGCATCCTTAAGGAGCCTCTGCATCTCCTCCTGCGTACCGCCATAACCCAACTTGAGGTTATCCAGCATGGTATAATTTTGCTTAGCAAAACCTTGATACGCATTTTGGATACTGCCCATATCAGTACCAAACTTATTAGCGTTATCCGCCATATCAATGAGTGCCATATCCGCTACCATGGATGCCTTTTGCGTATCTCCGCTCAAACTCTGTAACAGAGAGGCACTAAAGCTAGTAACCGTTTCCATGTATTCATTAGCGGATAATCCAGCGGTCATAAAGGCTTTATCTGCATTTGCCATTACAGCACCTGCATCCGCCCCGTAGAGGGTTTCTACACCGCCTATACTTTGCTCCATAGAGGCTCCTGCACTCAATGAGCCTCCTAACAGAGCGGTAGCTCCTGCTCCAGCGATACCTACCGCAATAGTTACGCCCTTTGCAAGGGATTTCAGCATACCGCCAATCTTAGATAGCCCAGCGGTAGCTCCGTCTTTGATAGCCACAGTAGCCTTAGCTACCACAGATCCTACCTTTTTTAGCCCTTGCCCTATGCTATGGAGCACCTTGCTAGCCATATCCTTTATCTTAACGATAGGAGCAAACGCCTTTTTAGTTAGCCCCCCTAAGGTATTCTTGATCTTAGAGAGGAGCTTAGATGCATTGTCTTTTACTTTAACGATAGGTGCGAATACCCTTGAAGATATAGCCTTTAGGCTCTGCCTAAGTTTTTCCACCTTAGCAGTAGATAGATCTCTCAGCTTAACCACAGGATTTACTATGGTTTTCTTGAGATTTCTTAATTTCTCTGCAATACTATCAATTGTCTTAGCAGGTCTACCATCTACCGCTACCTCTGGGGTAGCAATCATAGCACCTACTGTAGCTACTGTGTTTCTTACCCTTTGGATAACACCAGAGGCTCTATCATTAGCGGTAATAGTAGGATTAGCTCTCTGATTGCCCAGCCCTCTAATACTAGAGCTAGTTTGATCTACCTGCTCCGAAAATTGCCTCTGCAATCTAAGGTTTTTCTGTAGGGTAGCATACATATTATCCTTTAAGCTAAGCCTTGCACCAAACTCCACCAAAGCACTCACCTCCTTACTCAGTTAATAACAGCTACAGGGAAAACTCCCTTACCCTCTGTACCCTTAATTAGCTCATTACGCTCCTCTACCTCTTTCTCAAAAAAGGCTTGTAGCACTGTGAGCTCTCCCTTAGGCATAGAGTAAAAAACGGATGGGCGGATCCTACCATGTTTCCAATAGTAGTACATCATCTGAGTAAGCCCATCCGTCTCTATTAGTTTTTTACTTCTGTAACGGAGCCCTCACCAAAACCAGAGAGGCTAGCAATCTCTCCATAAATGCTAGCGATTTCACCGCTAAGCAGGAGCTTACGCACCAACTCCTTAGGCGTACTAGCCTTAAACTTAGACATAAGATCCTTATTCTTAAACAGAGGCTTACCAGAGGGATCCATAACGCCCTCCATAACTACAAGCAACTGCAATAGGGAGATCTCAATATCTGCATCCTTGCCCTTAACAGATACCGCCATATCCTGTACCTCCTCGTATCTATCGGGAGAGAGTGCGGATACGGTAATTACAAAGGGAGAACCAAACACACCGCTAAGGCGTGTGATCTCCATACGCTTAGTAGGGAGCTTAATCTCTCCGATATCGGAGCCCAGCAAGAGATCCAGTACATTAACTGCCTCCTTAGCTTCTACGATCTCCTCTACCTGCCCATCTACGATCTTCTTAATAGACATTCTATAGTCCTCCTTATAGTTTCTTATATAAACGAAAAAAAGGGGAGGCTTTTACACCTCCCCACAGAGCACCTAAGCCCTAGCCCTTATTACTGAGGAGTGATCTCATCCAGATACTCATACCCTGTAAAGGTAAACGGAGACTCTGTTTCAAGGGGCTTCTGTGCCTCCCAATCAAACAGAGTAAGATCATCAAACTGCACACCAGAAATAGAGATTCTCTCGGCACCGTAAGCATCGGGATCTGCCAGCTTACTAATAAGCGTACAGCGTACATCCTGCTTATTCTTAATCATGGTAGCCATCTTCTTAGCCATTCTGGAGTTAACCTTGTGCATAGTGAGAGAGCCCGTACCCTTACAGCCTACAACCTTGTTATCCGTGAAAAAGGTACCACACTGCTTAATCTCCTCTTTTGTAAACTCTACCTTTGCCTGTGCCTTATAGCACTCTCCGACATAATCACCGTCAAGCCAGAGCTCACCAAAAGTACCGTTACAAATTCTCTTAGTTTCTACGGACATATCTTATCCCTCCTCATTCCTTGTTAATGAAGATATCAACATCCTCAATAGCATCTAGGATACTAATAGTACCCTTAAGGAATACCTTAGAGCCTGTGTTAGCCTCCTTAATATCCCTTTCGCTCATTTCGGAGGTATCTACACCGATACTCTCAAGATACTGCTTCTGCTTAGCTACATTGATCTCAATGGTAGAGCTGTCTGCCTTAAGATAGCCCTTACCGCCCTCAGTAGCCTCCAGCCCTCTAAGGTAGCCCTTAATAGCTGTAATAAGCAAGCACTTATTATCATAGCTATTGGAGTAGTTACCGATATAGTTACGGTTAATGGTGCCGTAAATATCGGATTCAATGAGATCTTGAATAGCAAGGATCTTGATTTTCTTGAGATCCTCTGTTTCTGCCTCCGTAACAGTAGTAAGGGAGTTTACGCCACGGGCAATAACAACACGCTCTCCGTCATTGTAGAGAGTGAGGTAGCCCTCATCTACTGCCGTGCTCACTTCCTCATCATCTGCTACGGGGATCATAGTTACCTCATTCAGAGGCTTAAAGGTACTGGAAACACGGAGATCCAGCCCAGCGATCAAACCAGCGATACGGCTACAGTATTCAGCCTCTGTAAACTCCACACCGCCCACCTCGATCTTATCATCTTCGGTAGCATTAACCACCTTAAAGCTGATAACAGCCTTATTATCTGCCTTTACATTGGGCAAAACTGCTACAGGTCTGCGTACCGTACTCTTACGCACTCCAGTAATCCAAGTAACAAAAGCCTCCGCCTCTGCACTAGTCATATCGGGAGCACCGCAAAGGTAATGTGCCTTTACTGTAGAGAAATACTTAAACGCCTCACTGTAATTCTCCGCCTCCGTAGGCAAGGTATAAATGATAACCTTACTGGGAGCACCCATAAAGGCTCTCTCAATGTAGGCTGTATTAGCCTCACTAAAAGCACTCTCTCCAGTAGGGATATCATCAACGCCATTTAGCACCATAGCACCGTGATTTTTAGCATCCTTAAGAATGATACCCACGATACCCAGAGCTCCGCTACGGATAGCTGTTACAGCCTTTTTGGAAAACTCAATTACAATATCGGGCAAACCCATACTTGCATCCTCCTTATCTGTTTGTTATCGAATCAGTTTCAAACTCAATCTCTCCGACAAGCTCATGAGGATCCTCTTTAGGTATATCCTCTGTAAAGCTAAGTGTGAGCTTTACATACAGAGCCCCCTCTGCCAGCCTTACCTCATCGGAGTAAGTTTGTATTTTTGCGTATCGGGGCTTTTCCTTTACACCCTCCAGCGGTATTACTGGTACAGCCAACCTCAACAAAAAAAGAGCCTTAAGCTCCTCTTTCTTTTTGTATAGGTTTTCTGCTACCACTTGATCCGCCTCACTCA